CCTGTAAGACTTCATTTACAAAAAGGGGAATGGATTGAGCCTAAAAAAGGACAAAAGAAAGGTATTAAAACAAAAGATGAATTTGACGTGGAAGAAGCAGAATTTACTGGAGATGCAGAGAATATAAAATATGAAGAGTCTTCTATTGAAAAATATGGAGATCACGGATCTGACTTTAGCGAAGTTGAAAAATATGCAACGGGTAAAAACGTAGATAAGAAAATTGTAGGGAAAAAAAGAGAAGCAGATGAATGGGCTCAAGGTCAAGCAGAAGCTGATGCTGAAAAATGGGCTGACGAAGCTGATGACTTTGCCAAAGGCGGCGTTGCTCATTTATTAGGGGAATAATGGACAACGATAAAAAATTAGAAGACATTATAAATTTTTGGCAAAAGCCGGGGTTCGTGTACCCTGAATCAAAACCCGAAATACCTGTAGCAGATCAGTATCAAGATTATAAACAAGTTCAGGACATCTTCGAACCTCGAACCCAGATGTATATTGAAAAAGAAATGGGGTTTGATGAGGGCGGACTAGCAACACCTAAACGTGGCTTGGTTGATGAACCGGGAAGTTATGCTGGACGTTTTAAAGAAGACTGGGGACCTAAGAAAAGAATTAAACAAGGAATTCCTGGTTATCGTGTTAGTCTTCGAAGAAAAACAGCTGATGGTATGAAAGTAATTGATCAATTTTTTCCTACAACTAAATATAAAAATTTAACTGAAGCTAAAAAAGCTGCTGACAAAGCTTATGAAACTTTTAATAAAAAGTATCCTATCGATACGTCTCTTCATAATACTTATAACCCTACAGGAAAATCAAAATATAAGGTTAAGGAATTAAATAAAGCCGTTAAATGGTATACTGATGGTAAATATAAAACTTGGGATGAATTAACGAAGGTTGCTTCCAAAGTAAAACAGTTAGATATGACAAGTGCTCCGAAAGATAAAGCTAAACAGGCATATCATACAGGAATAGGTATTAGAAATAATCTTAAAAATAACAAAGGTAAGTTTGTTATACCTGATCCAACAGGCGGACAATTTAAACCTATTTATTTTACTGAATATTCAGATAAAGATTTTATTAAAGATTTAAAAGCTAAAAAATCTCCTTATGAAATTGCTACAGACTATTATTTAAAAAATAAAAAAATGATCCAAAAGCAAATGGTTGGTAATGTAGAATACACACGACCTATTGCTTATTTAGCTAAAGTTCTTACTCAAAGAAGAAAAAGAGATATGGATGTTGCAGAGGAGCTTATTAATTTTCAAGAGTGGAGCAGGAAGCAAAAAGGACCAAAGACACAAAGAGAATATTCAGCGAGAGTCGCGAAACTACTCCCTCTAGCTATTGAAAATGGAATTGTTCCAAAAGGAATAGATACTCCTTCTCAATATTTTAAATGGACTAAAAAACAAAAAGTTGATCCCTTACTTAAATTATTTAACCATATGGAAAAAATAGGGGTTGAACACATTGCAGGTGTTAGCCGTGCTGTAGATATAATGGATTATAAAAGTTTAGGTGAAATTGTTCCTTTGCTTGGAGGTAAAGACGTTAATTTTGAAAAAGGACTTCTTTACGATCGACCAATGACGGGATTAGCTAAAAACATTCTTAAATCAGATAACGCAACAATTCAAAAAAGAAATCTAAAAGCTCTAAATAATATGAGTAAAGAAGCTGCAGCAATGTACAATACGATTGCAGTTAAATATAGGCTTAGTCCAACAGATAAGAACCCTGTCGGTGGACAGATGTTGGAAAGGGTTACAAAGGGAAATCCTCTTTCAAATACTTTGTTAAGAGATGCTGATTTATTGATGAAACAATATGTTGCGGGTGGCGGACAAAAAAGAAAAAGTTTTAAATTTCTTGATCCTGACGTTCAAAAAACAATTCAGATGTATCAAACAGGAGATATTAAAAAGGGCAAAAAGAATTTATCAGATTTATTAACAGACCTATGCCCCAACAAAGCATCCGGAGGCCGTGTGGGTATGAAACTAGCAGGATCCGTGGGTGTGAAATGTGGAGCAGACAGATTTAAACAAGTCTTTAAAAATCCAAATAAAGGAACTCAAGCAGAAAGACAACTGGTAGGACAAATTGTTAAAAGAGGAGGTACAACTGCAGGAAGAAAATTGTTGTATACGTTAGGACCAGCAGGAATTGGAATTGATGCAATGATTGAAGGAGCTCTGTGGGGAGATGACGTATTAAAAGGTTCTTCTGGTGAACAAGCATGGAAAGATAATTGGTTAAGTTATTTAGATCCAAGTGCTTACACAGGAGGATTAAAAGTTTCAGGAGATAGATATAATGAACGAAAGATAGCTGAAAAATATAAAGGGGATACGGCAAAATTTTTTAATTTAACACATGCCATAGAAGATAAATATAGACTTGAAAATAAATTACTAATGAATGAAGATACTGATGTAGAAAAGCTTGGAATAACTTTAACTCCATCCCAACGAAATAGATTAAAAGAAGTAAATACGATTATTAAAAATCATGGTGGAGAAGAGCAAGTTTTTTCTTTAATTAAAGAAGATTCTCCTTTATTTAATGCAGCAGAAATGTCTTCTGAAAGATTTGAAGAAGTAGGTCCTGGAAAACAGTGGGATGTTAGTTGGTTAAGTGGTACTCGTGAACCGGGAACACCAGGGCAAATACGTAGAGACCAGGAAAGAAAAAGAGAGATGGAAGCATATCCTACTTATGACATGTTTACTACACCATCAGCATATAGAGCCATGGATTTAGAACAACAACGAGAAGCCAAGAATGTTATACCTGAATTGAATTTAACAGAGAGAGCGGATAGTAGAGACATGTATAGAATAATGAAACAACCCGGAATGCCTGAACCATCACTAAAAGATTATTTCTATGAGGACACTGGCCTATCAATGCTTGATGAAGAGAACCTAGCGAAAAAATGGAGATATTTAATAGACACTAAAGGAATGAGAGGAACCCAAGATACAAGATACGCAGGCGGTGGAATAGCCGGGATCAGAAGACCTCACTCTATACCACCAGAATCAGGACCCGCGCCTCAAGGAGAGGGCTTGTCTTATTTATTTAATCGTGATAGAGAATGGTAGGAGTTTATAAATGGCAGAAATAGACAAAGAACTCCCGAACACTAAACGATCTGAAATTAAAATTCCAGGCGCGGAAGAAATTCAGACGACGGTGACCGAGGAGCAACTTACTGAACGACCCCCTGTAGAAGTAACACCCGAAGAAGATGGTGGTGCAACTATTAATTTTGAACCTGGAGCAATCAACGTTCCTGGCACCGAAAATCATTTTGACAATTTAGCAGATTTATTACCCGATGATGTAACATCCCCTATTGGTTCACGACTTAAAGAAAATTATGTGGATTATAAAAATTCTAGAAAAGAATGGGAAAGAACTTACATTGAAGGGCTTGACTTACTTGGATTTAAATATGAATTAAGAAGCGAACCTTTTCAAGGAGCTTCAGGGGCAACCCATCCAGTTTTAGCAGAAGCCGTTACACAATTTCAAGCAACAGCATACAAAGAATTATTACCAGCCGACGGACCAGTAAGAACACAGATCATGGGATTGGTCACACCTCAAAAAGAACAACAATCTAATAGAGTTAAAGATTACATGAATTATTTAATCATGAGTCGTATGAAAGAATACGAACCAGAATTTGATTCTATGTTGTTTCATTTACCCCTAGCTGGATCTACGTTTAAAAAAGTTTATTACGATGACTTATTAGGAAGAGCTGTTTCTAAATTTGTTCCTGCCGAAGACGTTGTAGTTCCTTACACAGCTACAAGTTTAGAAGATGCTGAAGCAGTTATTCATAGAGTTAAAATTTCTGAAAATGAATTAAGAAAACAACAGGTGGCTGGATTTTATTCTGATGTAGATTTAGGACCTCCTGGTTATAATATTTCTCAAGATCAATTAAAAGAAAAGGAAAGAGAATTAGAAGGCACAGAAAAAACTGGAAGACAACAACCCATTTATACTCTTCTAGAATGCCATATAAATTTAGACCTAGAAGGTTTTGAAGATATTGGTCCAGACGGGGAACCGACTGGCATCAAGCTACCTTTCATCGTTACACTCGAAGAAGGTAGTAATAAAGTTCTTTCGATAAGAAGGAACTATGCGCCCAATGATCCAAAGAAACAAAGAATCCAATACTTTGTCCATTTCAAATTTCTGCCTGGACTAGGATTCTATGGCTTTGGACTCATACATATGATTGGCGGATTGAGTCGTACCGCAACGGTCGCTCTCCGCCAATTATTAGATGCAGGAACTTTATCTAATTTACCTGCAGGTTTTAAACAAAGAGGCGTAAGAGTAAGAGATGAGGCGTCTCCAATTCAACCTGGAGAGTTTAAAGATGTAGACGCTCCTGGTGGAAGTTTAAAAGATGCTTTCTTACCTCTTCCTTATAAAGAACCATCACAGACTTTATTACAATTAATGGGTATTGTTGTTCAAGCTGGTCAAAGATTTGCAGCTATATCTGAGTTGCAGGTTGGAGAAGGTAACCAACAAGCAGCAGTTGGGACAACTATGGCTCTTATGGAAAGAGGATCTAAAGTTATGTCTGCTATTCATAAGAGATTATATTTTTCTATGAAGAGTGAATTTAGATTATTATCTAAAATTGTATCTACTTACCTACCACCAGAATATCCTTATGATGTTGTAGGTGGTGCTAGAATTATTAAACAAACAGATTTTGATGACAGAATAGATATTATTCCCGTAGCAGATCCAAACATATTTTCCATGTCCCAAAGAATCACAATCGCTCAAACCGAATTACAATTAGCAATGTCTAATCCAAGAATGCATAATATGTATATGGCATACAGAAAAATGTACGAAGCTATTGGAGTTAAAAATGTAGATCAAATTCTACCACCACCTCCTCCTAATATGCCAAAAGACCCAGCGGTTGAAAACATAGATGCATTAGCACTAAAACCATTTAACGCTTTTCCAGGACAAGAC